TGGCAAACGGCTTTGCACAGGCCGAGCTTTCCCGCAGCAACCAGCAGGCGGCGCTGATGCAGCAGCTCAACGCCATGCAGATGCAGGCCGCAAATTGCTGCTGCGAAAACCGTGCAGCTATCGCCCAGGTGCGTTACGACATGGCGACGCAGGCGTGCGACACGCGCAACACCGTGCAGAACGCCACGCGCGACATCATCGACGCGAACAACCAGAACAGCCGCGCCATCCTCGACTTCCTGACGCAGAGCAAGCTCTCTGACCTCCAGGCCGAGAACCAGGGCTTGAAGCTGGCGGCAAGTCAGGCGGCGCAGAACAGTTATCTGGTCTCGCAGCTGCGTCCCTCTCCCATTCCGGCCTACACGGTGCAGAACCCCTATTGCTGCAACCAGTTTTCCTGTTGCGGCTGCTGACAACTGCATAGCATAGCTTTTTGTTGACGATGTTTTGTTGACGTCAACAAAATGTTCGGCCCCGTGCCGATACTGACAACAACGCGGCGGGGCAATAGCTCCGCCGCTGTATTTTAACCGGGTCGAAATCGACCCCTTTAGAAAGGACTGAACTCATGAAAACGATTAACGAGCTGAAACAAGAATTCGTAGACCATCTTGCCGCTATGGATAAGTCCGAAATGAGCATGGTCGAACTCGCAAACTATGCCGATCTGCTGCATAAGGCGGACGCTCTTTTCAAGCCAAGCTATACAGATGTACTTGCATCCGGCTTCATTTCCCCTTTTGCGGCAACTACTTGGAAAAAGGAGGAGAAGAAAAATGGCTGAATATAGTAATTCCGCTATTGTTTCTGTTGCTGCTGGGCAAAACGTCCCGCTGACGGAAACTGCGGTCAACAGCAAGCCCTGCATCGTCCACCGCGAGGGCAGCGGCCTTGTTACCCTGCGTGGGCTGACGCAGCAGTGTAAGGCGCGCTTTAAGGTGAGCTTTGGCGCAAACATTGCCGTTCCCACGGGCGGAACGGTAGGCGCGATCACCACGGCGCTTGCTGTCAACGGCGAAGCACTCAACGGAGCCACGGCAACCGTCACACCCGCTGCGGTGGAAAACTATTTTAACGTCTACGTCAGCGCCATCGTGGAAGTGCCGCGCGGCTGCTGCGTGACGGTGGCGGCGAAGAACACAAGCGCGCAGGCGGTCAGTTTTTCCAACAGCAATCTGACCATCGACCGCGTAAGCTGAAAGGAGAATGAATCATGGGTATGAAATCTATGTATGATCTGCGCGATATGCTCTGCAAGGAGCTGGAAGAAATCACTCGCAAGGGCGAGCTTGGCGCGGGTGATCTCGAAATTGCGCACAAACTGACGGCCACCATCAAGAACATCGATAAGATTGAGATGATGGAAGACGGCGGCTATTCCCGCGATGAAGACTATTCTCGCCGCTATTCCCGCGACGGGGACTGGCAGCCTGGTATGCGCTGCGCTTATGACCGCGATATGTCCAATGCGAGACGTGGCACGCATTATGTGCGCGGCCACTATTCCCGTGACGGCGGCATCGACAACATGAAACGCCAGTTGCAGGAAATGCTGGACAACGCCGACGACGAAAGCATCCGCAGAGCCATCCAGCGCTGCATGGACACGATTGAGGGCTAAAGGGGGTGCACCCCTATGGTCGACGAGAATGAGGTCAAGCGCTGGATAGCTCGCCTCGAAACGGAGGAATCAAGCTGGACAAACTACGAGCGCCTTGCCGTGCTGTATGCCATTCGTGACCAGCAAAGCGGCAGCAGAGAGAGAGCTTTGCCAATGGCATACTCCGCAGCGCCCGCACCGGTTAGCGGCGAAACATACGGCGACAGCGATTTTCTGCGCGCGGTAGCAGATGTTCCACCGGACAAGGCATGGGAAATCATGGACGAGCTGATGGACAGCTTGAAAATCGTGAACGAGCGCGTCTATAATAGCGTCATGCGCAAACTGGAAAAATAAATTGCAGATGGAATTACAGATGCGTATCAAAAAATCGTGTAATATCAATGCTTTTGCGGATTTGGTTGCGGGTTCGACTCCCGCCGCCTCCACCAATAAAAAAACCTCGCAGTCTCAACGGCTGCGGGGTTTTTCTTGTATTTGCAAGGGTTTTCTGAATTACCGATTTGCACACTAATTGCGATATTTGCAAGTTAAGTGCGCACGAAACACGGCTTTTGCAGATAAATTGCAGATGAAATTACAGATGAAATTCGGATTCAAAAAAGCCGTCAACGGCATCTGCCACTGCTACGGCTTTATCATCCATGGTGTGCTGATATACGTTTTTAAGCATGTTGTTTGTGGAGTGCCCCATGCGCTCCATTGCGTATTTGTCCGGGACATTGAGCCTGAGCATGACCGACGCGTTTACATGGCGCAGGTCGTGGAAGCGGAACGGCGGAACTCCACAGCGGGCACACGCGCGTTGCAGATGCTTATACAGGACATTTCTGGTTGCATGGATAATATACTCATCTGTGTGCGGTGTTTCATTAAGCATCCCCATAATATACGGCGGCACTTTCAGTTTTCTGTTTCCACTGTAAGTTTTAGGCTGCTTGAGCTGCGGGCCGTCCTCACCGTCTACCATTGCTTGCTTGATCGTCAGAATATCGCCGTCAAGGCAATCCCATGTCAGACCTCTGATCTCCGATGTGCGGAGGCCGAGCCAGACTGCCAGAAGGAACGGTAATTCAAAGTCTGTGCCCTTGCAGTCTTCGTGCAATATCCTGATTTCTTCCATGGTAGGTATTTTGATTTTAGGGGCTTCTTTCTGCGGAAGGGATACGCGGAACACTTTATCCGGGCATTCCTCTGCCATTGCCGCAGTAAACAGGCCGTAAGCGTTGCGGACGTACTTAGGGGACTTTTCCCGCGCCATCTTATTCACGGCACGCTGCACGCGATCCTGCGTCAACGCGGAGCATTTAACGCTCATCAGCTCCGGGAAAACCACCTTGCGGAGTTTTCTGTACCCGTTGACGGTGGAGGGGGAGAGTATCGCGTCCTTGCTGTCAATGTATCGGTCGATAGCGTCTCCGACCGTGCGCTCAGACGCACGAGCGGCAGACTTCGAGCCAGACTTCAACGCGGCGGCTTTATTCTCCGCCTGCCGTTTGGTAGGCGCTGTGACGGACACGCGTTTTCCGTCTACCATGACGCTGACATTCCAGTTGCCGGACGGTAGTAGTTTTGCTTTTGGTATTTTCATCAAATCCCCCTCCAATCAATGTACAAGCACCACGCGGCCAGAAAGACGATAATGACAAACATTATAGCAATTACAACGTTTCGGATGCGCACTCCACGCCGCATGATCTCGATCATGTCCGCTTTCGCGTCAACGTGTCGTTCCAGCTCGTCATTGCGCGCCTGCAAGGTTTCCTCGGTTGGTGTTAAGTGTTCGGAAATGCCGAACACTTCATCAAGGGATATGCCGAGTGCTTTGCAGATCGGCGCGACGGTGTAAATCGACGGAGATTTAGAAAACTTGGAAAAGAAGTTCTGCACGGTGGACAGTGGTACGCCGGAAGCGTCGGAAATGTCCTGATAGGTCAGTTTCAATTCTTCTTTACGGATTCTGCACACTTCTTGAATGTTCATTTACGTCACCTTAATCTTTTTCGATTTTCGCGCCGCGAAGTTACAAGATGAGGACTTGTCGAACCACGTCGAGCGCTGTCTTATTGCAATGTTTCGGTGTTGAATTGCCAAGGTAAAGCGGAGTATGGTCAAGACATGCAGCGGCGACCGCTTCCCGCTGGCTGCAAAAAGGCCCCGCCGTTTGTTGCAGAGGGCGGCGGGGCCAATCTAAGCTATACCGCCTTGCAACTTTTCAATTCTCCCGCTCTTCCCATTCTGCGACCTCATCTAATGATTTAGGAATGGTATACCCCGCATCCTCAATCTTCTGTGCCAGCTTTTGATAATTTGCTGTGTTACCGTTTCGCATGCGAGAAAAGCCAGAAAGAGATTTTGGGAAGTCGTCGGGGAATTTAGGCTTGAACCAATAATAAATAATATGATTTAGATTTGGTTCATTGATCGGATTGTAAGACTTTTCAACACGTTCTAACCAAAGTCTATAATTTTCCTTTTCTTCTTCGGTTCGATCATCGCGAAACGGTCGTTTACTATATAAAGATGGACTTATGCACTTGAAAGATGGCTCAGAAACACCGTCAGTATAAGCAAATATCCCAAGCCCGCATTGAAAATGAAAATCATCTGGGAACTTTGGAAATTTCCAACTTTTGCCAGATAAGCTATATATCCGTCTCCGGTACTTCGCGCAAATTTCACAGCACGCGCTTGAATCGCCAACCTCTATTAAATCAGTTCCAAGTCTTCTACACGATTCAAGCGTTTTTGCAAATGCGTCTTTTGCATAGTCTTCCGGCGATTCCGTGTGTGCATCTATCCAGTCTTTCCACTCTTTCGCCTTTTTGAATCGACCCAGCTCGATATAATAATTGACGACCCTATAAAAATCTTTCCGTTCCCAGCCAAGCGTAGAATACGTCATTAGCTGGCAGGATTTTTCAAGGCAGGCCATTGATAACTGGTAATCTCCGCCATTCCACAAAAGCCCCGCGTGCATTCTCAGCACATATTCAAGATACCCTGTAGGGCCTAACTCTTTGAAACGCGGTACATCGCGGAATTTTGTATAGTCAGGAATGGCGATAGAATAAATTGATTGCTTATCGGTCAAGTCGTATTTTATCCCATCAGACACTATATTAGTCGCCGCGTTAATCTTATCGCGCACGTCGTAATACGATTGATTTGGTTCTGGAAACAACTCCGCAACGCGGCCGTGCTCAAAATATACGGTAATTGGCATATCAAATTCACCTAATTTTATATTTTAAATTATATTGAATCAATTAAAAATTAGTGCTATACTAATCCGCGATAGAACACTTGTTTTATTATATGAGAGCGAACGGAGGGCAGAGAGGATGACGACGGTAGAGGAATTGATTATTACAATTTCGAGATTTACTCCCCAGCAACTTGACCTTTTTCGATCTGCTGCGCAACAGATAGTAGAGCAGCAGCAAGGTCAGGATTTGATTCGCAAATCCGGATGAGCTTTTGAATATCTTCGGGCAATTCAGAAATGAGCGCTTCACCATCGGTGGGGCGCTTTTTTTTTGCGGCTTTATCGGCTACAGAATAAGAAATTGAAATCCCTAAATATTCTTCAATAGTTTTGATATTAGCAGCAGAGGGGAAATAGATGTTATTTCTCCACTGTGAAAATGTTGCACTTGATATTTTTGTTGCGGCATAAAATTCCGACTTTTTTATATGTCGAGCAACGAGCTCGTGTTCGACGATATCAACAAGCGTAGGACCGTCCAAAATATTAAGCCTCCCTTTGTACAAACCGCCGAAGTCGCACAAAATGCAAAGTTCAACTTGACATATTAAGCTGAACTTAGTATAATGTAAGCATAGGGTAATAAAAAAGTAAGCCCCCTTGATACTTAGCGGACTGTCGAAATTATTAGTTTGTTGGCACTTCTTATAATATCACGGTTCGCTAAGTTGTCAAGTAAAACTTAGTATTTGGAGGTGAAAAGATGAGTTTTCGAAGCGCTCGTCATAAAGCTGGATTCAGCGTCCAGCAGGTAGCGGACGCGCTGAAAATCTCCGACGTGGCCGTGTATTACTGGGAGACCGGTCAGCAGGCCCCGCGAGCAAGTCGACTTCCGGAGATTGCTGCATTATACGGATGCACAGTGGACGAGCTGTTAAAGCCGGACAAGGAGGGAGCATGAGCAATTTGGTTTATCTTTCCCCGAACACCGAAGAGCCATTCACGACATCCGAAGTCATTGCAGAGTGTGCGGGCGTAAAGCGAGATACGGTGCAGAAGTTAGTCCAGCGCCATGAAAAAGACCTCCGCGAGTTTGGAAGGGTCGGATTTGAAATCCGGACCTTGCAGACGCGGGGCGGTCAGCAGATGGCAAAGATTTATCACCTGAACGAGCAACAGGCAACGCTTCTGCTTACATTCCTCCGCAATACCCCCGTTGTCATTGAGTTCAAGAAAGAACTCGTTCGCCAGTTCTTCGCCATGCGCAAAGAGCTGATGAATATTAAGACAATCAAGGCCGAGCGCAAGTCACTGCGTACCAGCATGACGGACGCTATCAAGGCGCTGCCGGACAGTTCACATAAGCAGTTCAAGTATAACCAGTACACCGATCTCGCATACATGGCGGCGCTCGGCAAAACGGCGCGGCAGCTTCGTAAGGAGCGCGGCGCGGAAAAGTCTGCAACGGCGAGCGATTACATGAGTTCGGACGAGCTTGCGGAGGTGTCAAAGATGGAAAACCGCATTTCGGTTCTGCTGGAAGTTGGCATGGATTACCAGCAGGTCAAGAATTGCTTGATGCAGACAAAAGCAATCGGGGCATAAGAAAAGCCCTGTTCAGCGTAGCAGGCCGAACAGGGCAACCGGACAAATCTCACCACAAGATATTGTGTCCGTGCTTATTGTAGCACGGAAGAAAGGAAAAGGCAAGATGCTAAAGCCACAACAGTTAACGCGACGGCGAAACGACCTTGAACGAGCCGTGCGCGGCGCGATGGGACGGGCGTTGATTCGCACTGGCAAGGAGCTGGGCGAGGAAATCGGCTTATCGGAAACGCAAATTTGTAACAGAATGGCGGGGCGTTCCCGCTGGACGTTAGATGAAATTTGGGAGCTTGACCGAGTTTTGCAATTTACGGACGCGGAAAAGCTCATGCTGATCGGAGGCACGAAATGATTGACACACTGATTTTCGGCAGCATCGCCGCTACGGTGATCGCGCTCAACAACTGCGATTTTGCAACCTCCCTCGCCGTCATCGGCGCGTGCGCGGTGTGCAAGGTGCTGTATGAGCTGCTGCCGTTTATCGACAGGGGGTGCAGGAAGTGAAATTCACTCCGGAGGAAATAGAAGCAATGCGTCGGGCGGACGAGGAGATCGAGCGAGATTTCCGATGGACGAATGATGAGATGGCGGCATCGCGCAGGAGAGATACCGAAGCCGTCTTTTTGAGAAAAGATACCCGGGATCGCAGCATCGCCGAGAAGCAGCGGGCTTACTACGAGGCAAACAAGGACAGCATCGCCGAGTATCAGCGGGCTTACTACGAGGCAAACAAGGACAGCATCGCCGAAAAGCAGCAATGGATCAGGCACAAGCGCTTAAACCGTGGGTACAGTCAATATGCGTTAGCGGAAGCCATAGGCAGCTCTCAGGCGATGATTTCGCGGTTGGAATCGGGAGAAGTGAAATTGGAAACATTTTTTGCAAAGGAGGCTCTTTGCGCTGTCTTGGGGGTGCGCTTATGAGAAAACCGGACAAGCGCACGAGAGAGCAGCGGAAGGCAGATGAATCGGCGCTGTTTGCGGCGGCGTGTCTGGGCGCGACGATCCTTTTGATCGTGATCTCAATCCTCGCCACCAGCGCGCAGGCGGTCGAAGCAAGCCCCGAGGAATCCTCGGAAGCCATTGAAGCGTATGACCCCGCGTGGGACATTCCCGCGACTGAAAGCGCGATGTGCAATGACGTGTTTCTTGGTGAGTTTACGCTCACGGCCTATTGCCCCGGGCGCTGCTGCTGCGGCAAGTGGGCAAGCGGCTACACCGCCACAGGAACGCTGGCGACCGAGGGGCGCACGATCGCGGTCGACCCGAAGGTGATCCCCTACGGGACGCACGTCCTGCTGATCTGGCCGGACGGCACGCAGCACAGTTATGTTGCGGAGGACTGCGGCGGCGGAGTAAACGGTAACCACATCGACGTGTTTTTCAACGACCATCAGGCGGCGCGCGTCTTTGGCGTGCAGAGCGCAATGGTTTATTTAGAAGAGGATAATGATGTACCGATGCGATAACTGCGGCGCGGAGTTTGACGAACCGGAACTTTACTGTTCCCGCGAAAATTTGGACGGCGAGAACGGCTGGGAAATCACCACCTGTGCAAGGTGCCCGTACTGCGGAGAAGAATGGTTTAGGAGAGTGGAAAATGGCGAATCTTGATAATGGCACATCCTGCTATATTAAAGGCGTTGCCACGGTTGAGACTTTTTTCCCAGTAGATCGCAAGGGCGTTGCGCTTATTGTTTGCGACGTATGCAATTATTACGACCGCAAAACACGGCGGTGCGCCTTAACAAACGAAGTTATTCCGTGGCCGGACAAGTATACCGGGAGAGTTTGCCCGATGACCTTAGAGGAGAATAATGATGGAGAACCTTGGAATTTATGAAAAGCTCTCTGCAATCCAGCAAGAGCTAAAAGCCCCAAAAGGGCAATACAACAGTTTTGGCAAGTACAAATATCGCAGTTGCGAAGATATTCTTGAGGCAGTAAAGCCCATTTGCGCCAAGCATAAAACCACATTGGTTTTGCTTGACAGCATCAGCGAGATAAACGGTAGGTTTTACGTTACGGCACAAGCCCAGCTACATGATTGCGAGAGCGACAATGCTGTAACAGCAACCGCTTACGCCAGAGAGCCAGAGAAAAAAACAGGAATGGACGAGAGCCAAATCACAGGAACGGCATCCAGCTACGCCCGTAAGTATGCGCTGAACGGTTTGTTTTGTATTGACGATACAAAGGACGCCGATACCGATGAATACAAGCAGCAGGAGCAAAAAGCGAAGCCGAGTAAGGCAGCTGAAAAGCCGGTCTGCAAGGATTGCGGTAAGTCCATTTACCCCATGCAGCACGGCGGAAAGATGTATTCCGTTTCCGATATCGCCGAGAACGCGAAGAAAACTTACGGCGAGCCGCTCTGCTGGGCGTGCATGATGGCGAGGAGAAAAGCGAATGAAAGCCCGACTGCATGATTTATCTTTTGCGCGCGATGGTGGGTTTCTGCTCACCATTGCCACGCGGGAGAATGTCGGTGCGCTGTTTGACGAGCTGCACGAGGTAGACGTGGACGTTGCCATCAAGAAACACCGGGAAAAGCGAAGCCTCGATGCCAATGCTTACTCATGGGTTTTACTGGACAAGCTTGCAGAAGCCACAGGAACGCCCAAGAGTGAGATTTACCGCCGAGAGGTCAGGGACGTTGGCGGCAACACAGAAACAGTCTGCGTGCGCGAGAAAGCCGTGCAGAAGCTATGCGACAGCTGGAACAAGAATGGTATCGGCTGGCAGACGGAAGTGATGGACAGCAAAATTGACGGCTGTAAGAACGTGGTGCTGTATTACGGCTCGTCCACCTTTGACACAAAGCAAATGTCACGCCTGATCGACAACATCGTGCAGGATTGCAAGGAGCTGGGCATTGAGACCTTGACCCCACAACAGCTTGACGCGCTAAAGGAGGAATGGGGCAGATGACTAAAAGCATCATGCAGGACAAGAGAGAATGCTATATCTCAGGATTCTCGACAAACCTTGCACGGCATCACATTTACGGTGGTGGCCGCCGGCAGCTATCCGATATTTGGGGATGCTGGGTGTGGCTGCGCGCCGACTGGCACAACATGGCCGACTACGGCGTGCACGGGAAAGACGGTCACGAGCTGGATATGCGGCTGAAACGCGAGTGTCAGAAGCGTTTCGAAGAACTTTATGGACATGACACGTTCATGGCAATTTTCAAAAAGAACTATTTGGAGGAAGAATCATGCTGAACAGAATTTGCATTATGGGGCGCATTACGCGCGATCTGGAACTGCACCGCACGCAGGACGGTACGGCGGTCACGAGTTTTACCGTTGCCGTCAATGACGATTTCAAGAGCAAGGCAACCGGCGAGAAGAAAACCTATTTCCTCGACGTAGTAGCGTGGCGGCAGGCGGCCGAGTTTGTCTGCCAGTATCTCAGCAAAGGGCGCATGGTCGTGGTCGAGGGCAAGCTCACCGTCCGCGACTGGACGGACAAGGACGGCAATAAGCGACGCAACGCGGAAATCATCGCTGACAATATCTATTTCGGTGACAGTAAACGCGAGGAGCCGCGATATGAACCTTCCGAGTTTCAAGACGTTACGAGCGAGGACGAATCCGAGCTACCGTTTTAAGGCGGTGACGGCATGGCGGAGAGCAAAGAATATGTCAAGCTCTGGCTGAGCTACGAGGACTATTTTCGCGAGTATGACGACGAATCGATCGGCGCAATCGTCCGGGCGATGCTCGCTTACCGGAAAAACGGAGAACAGCCGCAATTCGAGGGGCCCGAACGGTTTATTTGGCCCGCAATTCAGCGGGATATTGACGAGTCCATAAAGGCGCAGGAAGCCGCCACCAATGCCTGTCGAGAGAACGGGAAAAAGGGCGGCAGACCGCCGAAAACAAGCGGTTTTTCGGAAACCAAAGAAAACCAAAAAAACCAAAGAGGTTTTTTGGAAACCAAAAAAAGCCAAGGACAAGGACAAGGACAAGGACAAGGTCAAGGACAAGGTCAAGGTGATACAGCGCGCGCGAAGCGCTTCACACCCCCCACACTCGCAGAGGTTCAGTCCTACGTGGCTGAACGCCATTCGCCGGTAGACCCGCAGGGGTTTATCGATTTCTACGCCTCAAAGGGCTGGATGGTCGGCAAGACCCCCATGAAAGACTGGAAAGCGGCTTGCAGAAATGCGGAGAAGTGGGAACGGTGGGGCAATAAAGCGCCGCAGACGCGTCCGGGCGGCGATGTATTCGCCGAGATGCTTGAGGAGGAAAAGAACCGTGGAAAGAGCTGACGTAATTAGCCTTTTAGGGCGATTAAAACAGGCTTATCCGCAGGCCTATGCCAAGATGACCAGAGCAGAAGCCGAAGAGCTGGTTTCCCTCTGGTCGGACATGCTGGGCGGGGAAGACCCTGCTGCGGCAATGGACGCAGTAAACGCGCTGATTGCCGAGGATACGAGGGGATTTCCGCCAAAGGTCGGCCAAGTGCTGGCAAAGATCAGGGGCGCCGATTCCCCGCGCGTATCGGTGGCGTGGATGAAGCCATACATCGAGCAGATAGCCGAACAGGAGGCATTCATGCCGAGCGTATCGCGCTATTCGAGAGAACACGGGCTGACGTGGGAAGCGGCGGCTGCCGAAATGGAGGGTGACGCATGGAGCGAGTAGTTTCATTTGCCGTGGATGGAAGACCCGTGCCGAAGGGAAGGCCGCGCGTCACACGGCATGGGACATATACGCCGAAAAGCACGCAGATTTTTGAGAATGCAGTTCGCGCGGCATGGCTCGAGTGCGGGGAAAGGCCGTTTGAGGACGGAGAAGCGCTGGAAGTCATGGTAAATGCTTATTTCCCCATCCCCTCTGGAACGCCAAAAAGAAAAAGGGGCGGATTGGATTTATCCCCATACCTTAAGCGCGGCGATATCGACAACATCATTAAGGCGGTATTGGACGCGCTCAACGGATATGCCTACAAGGACGATTCTGCCGTGTTTAGCGTTTGCGGGAGGAAGTTTTACACGGACGGCGAGCCGCTTACGGTGGTGACGATTAGCAACGTGGAGGTCGAACATGAGTTTTGAGCACTGCCGATCCTGTTTGCCGCCGACGCGGTATCCCGGCTACCATAGCAAATGCCCGCACTATCAGGCGGACATCGACCGCTATTACATAGCGAAAGCCGAGGAGGCACGGCAGTTGCAGGAGAAAGACGATTATCTGTCTGCACGCAAATTCAAGACGCGGCGCATGCAGGACTTAAAAAAATAAAAGGGAGCAAGAAAAGATGTTGACAGAAAAAGAGCTGGGCGAACGGCTCAAGAATACTCGCGAAGTGCGCCGCATCAGCCAGTTTCGGCTTGGCGAAATGGTGGAATGCGGGCAGGGGCATATCGGGAAGCTGGAAAAGGGTGAGCACTACCCGAAGCTGCCGACGTTGTACAAGATCAGCGAAGCGCTGAATATTTCCGTAAGCGATATTTTGTCGGAATCTCCGCCGTCAAAGGATGGGATGCTTTCGCCGGAGGAAGTCGGCGCAAACATTCGCAAATGGAGAACCATGCGAGGGATTGGCGTGAAGAAACTGGCGGAAAAGTCTGGCGTATCGCGCAACAGCATCCGAAACCTTGAGACCGGCAAGTGCATGAGCTTCCTGCTGACGTATCAGTACATTGCCGAAGCGCTGGGCGTGACTGTCGGGACGCTACTCGGAGAGACGGGCGGTGCGGAATGATCTCAAAACGCATTTACATGAAACTCGATTGGAATCACGCCGGGATTCCTGTATGTGTGGCAGATTCGCCAAGCGAGTTAGCCCGTCTATGCGGCACGTCGCTTTCCACGGTATCACACGCAGTCGCAAAATCGCAGAAGAACCCTACCGGAAAGTCTTGGTATGTTGGCGTTTGGACACGTTGGAGCAACCGAGAATACAAGGAATATTTCGGGGAGGTGCGCGCATGAACATTGCTGAAAATATCGATTGCCTGAAGGCAATGAAGAATTTGCCGGACAAGGCTTTTGACCTCGCTGTGGTCGATCCGCCGTATTTCAGTGGGCCGGAGCGGCGCGGATATTATGGCTGCAAGGTCAGCAAAATCGGTGTGCACAGAGACTACCCCATATCGCCGAAGTGGGATATTCCGACACGTGAATATTTCGATGAGCTGGAACGTGTCGCAAAGCGCTATATCGTTTGGGGCTGCAACTATTTCGACTATCACTTTGCGCCGGGGCGCATTGTTTGGGACAAGTGCAACGAGGGCAGCTCTTTTAGCGATTGCGAGATCGCAGCCACAAACTGCCATGACAGCGTGCGGCTTTTCCGCTACATGTGGAATGGCATGATGCAGGGCAAAAGCATCGCAGAGGGGTTTATCCAGCAAGGGAATAAGGCGCTGAACGAGCAGCGCATTCATCCGACGCAGAAGCCTGTGGCGCTTTACGTGTGGTTGCTGCAGAAGTACGCGAAGCCCGGGGACAAGATACTCGATACACACCTCGGCAGCGGAAGCAGCCGCATCGCTGCATTGGAGCTTGGGCTCGATTTTGTGGGATACGAAATTGACGCACACTACTACGAAGCGCAGGAAAGGCGCTTTGAGGAATGCATCTCACAAGGGAGTTTGTTTTTGCAGGAGGTGCGCGCATGAGCAAGATCGTGATGCCGAAAACGCCGTTTGAGTTCTGCGCCTATCCGGTGCTCAAGGAAGCGTTGGAAAAGACGAACTATAACCAAAAAGAACTGGCGCAATCCCTCGGCACGTCGCAGTTTACGGTGTCGGCGTGGGTGCGCGGCGACCGCGATACAACGGTGCGGCTGCTGCTGGCGCTGGAAAATTTGACGGGGATGACGTTCCGGGAGCTGTTCGGGGAATGCGAGGGGAGAAAATGAAGCACCTCGGCGATATTACGAAGATCAACGGCGCGGAGATCGAAGTCGTGGACGTTATCACGGGCGGCTCACCGTGTCAGGATTTGAGCATTGCAGGGAAACGCGCCGGATTGGCCGGCGCAAGAAGCGGATTGTTTATGGAACAGGTTCGCATCGTAAAGGAGATGAGAGAGCATGACAGAAAGAGCGGACGGACAGGTGACATGGTCCGACCTCGGTTTATGGTCTGGGAAAACGTGCCCGGAGCATTCAGCAGCAACAAAGGACAAGACTTCGCGTCAGTTCTCGAAGAGATCATCCGCATCGCAGAGCCGGAAGCCCCCGATATTGAAGTGCCTGAAAAAGGCTGGAACATCTGGGGAGGCTATCACGATGAAGTGGGAGGACGATGGAGCGTGGCTTGGCGAGTGCATGACGCGCAACACTGGGGAGTCCCCCAACGTCGCCGTCGTATCTCGGTTGTCGCAGATTTTGGAGGAGACACCGCAGGAGAAATATTGTTTGAGCGCAAAAGCGTGTCAGAGTATCCTGCGGAGAGCGGAGCGGTGCGGGAAGGACTTGCCGGAAATGCTCAAGACAGCGCTTCTTATGCAGTCCGAATCAGGGGGGGCTGTGACGGAGGAGGGAAAGATGCCTTAGTTCAGGAGGACAAGAGCGGTACGCTCGGCACTGGCAACGACCAGACAATATTTGCACCTACGGCATATAGCTTTGACAGCCTTGCCAGCAACAGCATGAAAAGCAAAAACCCACACAGCGGATGCAGGGAGGTGGATGTGGCTAAGACGCTGGATACCACAGTCCCAACGCCCAGTAAAAACCAAGGCGGTATCGCGGTGGTTGCACCTGACACCGGGAGAACGGGCATGATTGTGCGCCGCCTTACCCCGATTGAGTACGAACGGCTGCAAGGTTTCCCGGACAGATGGACAGATATTGGCGAGTGGCGAGACAGCAAGGGTAAACTGCGAAAGCCAAGCGACCGCCCGCGCTATAAGGCCTGCGGCAACTCGATCGCGCTGCCGTTTTGGGACTTTTTGGCAAAGCGCATCAGCGCGCAGTATTTGCGCTCCGTTACGATGGGGAGCCTGTTCGACGGCATCGGCGGGTTCCCACTGGTATTTGAGCGGCACAACGGAAAGGGCACAGCACGCTGGGCGAGCGAGATTGAAGAGTTTCCAATTGCCGTGACGAAAAAATGGTTTGGGGAGGGATAACCATGTACATCGGAGAACCATTTAGCTGGAAGCCTGCCGCATTTGAGGGCAGCAACGGCATTATGAGCGTGACCACGAAAGAGACGACTGCGCACGGGCGCGTCGTCTACATCAACGAGGCGCACCGCTACTTTACGGCGGAGGCGGATATCAACGGGAAGAGGCTCAGAGAGAGCTTCAAATTTTAGGAGGTAAAGATGGACGCTTTAGAATTTTTGAAAGAACGCACAAGGGTTGCGGCGGATGCCCGCTTGAGAGAGGTAATTGTGGCCTCAATACCAGCACGTCCGGAGCAGTATCCGGAGGCACGCATCGGAGGTGATGGTGTGTTGCAAATATATCCCTGCTCGATTTCCGCGTCGCACAGGAACGCACGAGGTAACTGCGTAACTATGGGACGCAAATGCCCCGACTGCCGCCGCGAGTTCTGGATGCAGGAGGTAGAGTGATGAATATGAAACTTGGATACATCGCGAAATACGATCTTAAACTGAACCCGCACCTTGCAGAATCGTTCGTTTTCAAAGAGGCATCATTTACACGCCGCATTTCGAGCAAGGGCGACCGCGTATACAGCAAACTGCTCTATCCGGTGGACTACAAGGAAATCGTGGAAAACGCGAATTTTATGCGCAACAATCCGCAGCTCGTCCTCGTGCAGGAGCCGTTCTTACTGGACGACGAGCTGCGCAAAAAAGCGACTATGTGGGTCGAGTGGGCTAACAAGGCAGACCCAAGTGAGTACGACCTGCTTGCAAAGCTGGAGGGGGAGTGATGGAACGACTGACATTTGAGGGGAACTTCTGCGACATCGCGCAATGCCGGGAGATTCCGTGTTCGTATAACGGCTCCTGCTCTCAACGTGAGGTGTGGGAGCGGCTGAAAGCCTACGAGGACAGAGGGTGTGCGCCGGAGGAAGTTCTGCCGAAAGATAAGGCGGACGAGATCGCGCTGAAGCTGATGCGTCTTGCTGATTTGGAAAGCCTTTGCAGTTATACCCGCCTGCGCGAGCTGGCCGAGGCAGACAGGGGCGGGCGGCTGGTGGTACTGCCGTGCAAGGTGGGCGATGTTGTGTTCGGAATCCACAATGGGCAGACCATATTGCCGATGGTGGCAAAATGGATCGAAACGAACACTGACGGATGGTGCATTGCAGTACAATACGCGCCAATGACCCCAAGGTTTTATCGGTTTTCCGATTTTGGAAAGACCGTATTTCTTACCCGCGAGGAGGCGGAGAAAGCATTGGAGGCGATGAATGATGAGTAAGGCTGTTATGCTGAGCATCCGCCCTAAGTGGTGCGAAAAGATTGCGAACGGTGAGAAAACGATTGAAGTGCGCAAGACGCGACCGAAACTGGACACGCCGTTTAAGTGCTATATCTACTGCACGCTGCCAAAATATCCGCACGAGGACTTCATTGCGACGAACTATCCAAGGCCACAGTTTTACGGCGGCGGCAAAGTCATCGGGGAGTTTACCTGCGACCGAATCTACGAGTTGGAGACCAAGGCGCACGGCGGCAGCTACTACGTTAAGAACGAAGACCAGCCGACGACGAATTTTATTGCGCGGCAATCCTGCCTTGACCTCAAGGATATGCACGGTTATCTGCACGCGCAAAAGGGCTACGGTTGGCACATCACCGATCTGCGCATCTACGACGCGCCGCGCGAACTGAGTGAGTTCCGCCGAGCGTGCCCGAATAGCTGGTATTGCGAGAGTTGTGCCATGTACTGGGAAAACAACGGAACTTGCGGAAATGAGAGCTTGCAGTTCAAGCGCGCGCCGCAGAGCTGGGGCTATGTGGAGGCGATGGAAGATGGCTGAATACATTGAGCGAGAAGCGTTACTGCTTCGCATAGATTGTTACGGCACGAACAAATTCGGTATGCTTGACGAGGATATAAGAGCCTTTGTAAAAGCGCAGCCCGCCGCAGACGTTGCCCCGGTGGTGCACACCCGCTGGGCGCATCTCGGTGGGGACGAGTGGCGCTGCTCTGCGTGTGGCTTTGTCATCACCACTGAGGGTAGTTGGGACAAGCCTACCAAAAAATACTGCGAGGATTGCGGGGCGAAGATGGACGGAGGAAATAGTTGATGGTTAAAGTGTTCTGTGATATGTGTGGGCGCGAGATTGACTACGAGGCTGACGGCGTGAATCTGGATTTCAATCACTACGGCGTTGTAAATTTTAAGACACCATTTTCTGCGGAGAAACAACTGTGCCTCTCCTGCGCTGCCAGAGTTTGTAACTTTGTGGAGAACTACGCAAAGATGTACGGAGGTGACAGCGATGCGACTGATTGACAGGGATGTTATTCATTGGCGACCAGATGAAAATTGGGAGCTTTACGCTACAGCAGCAGATATTAGGGCTATTCCCATCGTCGATGCTGTGGTTGTTACTCGGTGCAAGGACTGCAAGTATCTTGTTAACGCGACGGTTAACGATAACGGTTTCCTGATCTGCGACATCAGCGATATGGAGATTGCACCGGACGATTTTTGCAGCCGCGGAGAGAAAGGACGGAGGTGAAAAGTGATGTCTTGGTGGAACGCAAAATACACGAACGGCGACGGCGACTATGAAATCACTTTTGGCAGCAAATATTACGAGAGGGCAAAGGCGGTTGAAAAGGTATGTCATGCCGTGATTGACAAAAAAGTCAAAACGCCGGACGATGTGGCGGTCGTGGTGCGCTGCAAGGGCTGCAAGCACTATCGCAACCACCCAAACGGTTTGTGTTACCTACATACGGAGCCAAAGGAAAATGCCCACGGGTATTCCGGCGATGCGGTGTGTGTAGAGCCAGACGATTTTTGCAGCTACGGCGAACCGAAGGAGGGGACACATGCTGACGATCACGATTAAAGCCAACGTCCCCGCCGCTGACGCGCAGGGCATAAAGGAGCGCATCGCCATGGATATCGAGCGATACGGCGACTGCAAGGTCGTAAGCATTGTGAGCGACCGGGGGCGGGAAGAACAGCTACAAATGAAAGGAGCCAAATTATGAGCATCAACATCAAAAAGTACACCAAAGACCAGATGGCGAAGATGGTAGAGGAAGCTGCCGAAAGGCAGGAAGCGGCGGAAGCCGAGGCGGCGGAACATTTTAAGGCCGGCGTAAAACTGGCCGAGGAAAATGAAAAGCTGCGCGGAGAGATCGGCACGCTGACGGAAAAGCTTGACCAGATGAACGGCGAGGCCATCAACCGCGAGAACGTGATCGCAAACCTGAAAGCGGATTTAGATGCGGCAAACGCTGCGTCTAAGCTTTTGAACGATCAGGGGCAGCAGTATTGGAGAGCGTGGCAGGCATCGAAGCGAGAAGTCGCCGACTTGAAAAACAAACTCACTGGCACTGAGACGGCGCTTGGGCAGGCGAATGCGGAGTTGACGTATTCTGTCGCTGAAAAGAACACGCTGCGGAATGACGTAACTAAAATGGTGGATAGAGCCGCTTTTGAGTGTGGGCGCGCTGACTACGCAGAAGCCCACCCGTGGTGGAATCTGTGGGCGTGGGTGAAGAGAAAGATGGGGTGCCATGATTAAAGATAGCGGCGAGCGCACGGAGTTTTCAACTGGCGCGGTGAGAGATATGCACGCGGGAAAAGGCCGCTTCGATCTTCTCCCGTGGGCGGCAATCGGTGAAATTGCAAAGCACTGCGAAAACGGAGCTGAAAAGTACGGAGAGCACAACGTTGACCTCGGCGTGCCGACACACAGTCTGCTTGATTCTGCACTGCGTCACACGGCAAAGTATCTTGACGGTTGGACAGACGAACGGCATCTTGTAGCTGCTGCGTGGAATCTTTTGTGGGCGATAGAGATGGAGTTAAAACGCCCGGAGTGCGTTGATACGCCGTGGAGGGGTAAATGAGCAAGTGGGTGCGAATCACTTGCGGGGATGATGGTACGCCGTGGCCAGATTGGGCGTTTCGGCTCATGTGCCCAGCGTGCAAACTAAAAACAAGCACTGAGAGCAATTTTTGCCCTTATTGTGGAAAGGATATGCGCGATGAATCAAAAGGACATCGACCGGCAGCTGCGAGCATTGGACGAGGCGAAAATCACGATTGAAGCGCTGTGGGCGAAGTTGAAGTCTCGTGACGATTTGGTCAATCAGCTGGAAACGGAAAACTACAGGTTGAGACGCAAGGCGGGTGAGGAATGAGCACGTTTCCTGATCGGTTGCGGAGATTGCGCGAGCGTCACCAGTTAAAGCGCTGCGTGCTGTCCGAGCTGTGCGGCCTGAATCGCAATACCATCAAGCGGTATGAGATGGGGACGCAGAAACCGTCAATGGACGCGCTGATAAGCATTGCCGACTATTTCGGCGTGTCGATTGATTACTTGCTTGGAAGATCGGACTATCCAAAAAGTTTATAAAAATATTTTGCAAAACTCACTTATAAGTGAGTCGGGGTATTGCAATTATGGGAAAATTGGACCGCAGAGGTGTAAAAGCCTTTGCGGTTCTCTCATTTATGGCGTTTACCTCCTGCGCCATAGCGGGGCGCGGTGCTTTTCATCTGTTCACACCGCCCCCGCGACATGCCGCACGCACGATGTAGCCAACAATCAGGGCCGAGAGGTCGCGTCTTTCATGCGGCACAGGACCCCGCGCACCTCTCAACGATGTGGCCCAGCGGGGACATATGCGGCATAGGTGCCCCGTAAGGGGAGACCATAGCGAGCGACAGGGACTTTCCCCGAAGCGCTAAAGCAGGGCAGGACTGCAATGCCGTACCAAAAGAGGAGCGCCGCTGCCTTTGGCAATGGGCAAAGCTCACGCCTGAAAGTGCGGCAATAGTGGTTCGCGTGAGCATGGGTTGAGCGATTAAATTAGGCCAAATCGGCGACAACACCGGGCGAGCCTGAGCCAGTAAGTGTATGCCCCTCGGGGCGGGTAAAGTCTGCTATGTAAGGCCAAGGGGTGGGGGCTGGTAGCAAATAAAGGTGCGAGGTGGTGACAATGGCTGCGCGTCTGACAGACCGGCAGAAAAAGAAAATACTGGCGGACTATGTGCAGACGAACAACTATTGCGCCACAGCAAAAATCAACGGCGTGTCCGCAACGACGGTCAAGAACTTTGTGCGGGCGAATGCCGACATTGTGGAAAAGTGCGAGAAAAAAAAGGAAGAGAACACCGCCGATGTGATGGAGTACATGAACGACCACAAAGACCTCGTGTGTTCGTTCATCGGAAAGGGGCTTGAGATGCTCAACGACCCGGAGAAGCTGGCGGCGGCGAACCTTAGTCAGATCACCACGGCGATGGGGACGCTGATTGACAAGTGGGCGATGATCGGCGGCAACCCTGCCGACACGGTGAGGGAAGATGCGCTCAGTCAGAGCCTAAAAGAAATGGCAAAGGAGCTTGAGAGCGATGATTAGCGCAAAGCAGCAGAAGATCCTTGCCTTTTCATATTCCAAATACGACGCGCTGATATGCGACGGCGCTGTGCGTTCCGGCAAGACCTCTATCATGATGTGGGCGTTTGTCCGCTGGGCGATGGAGAATTTCAGCGGTCAGCGCTTCGGCGTGTGTGGCCGCACGGTGGATAGCTGCACCAAGAACATCATCGTGCCGTTCACGGCGATGAGCCTTGCAAAGGAGCGCTATATTATCCGCTGGCGGCGCGGTGACAAAGTGATGGAAGTGCGGCGCGGCGCCGTGACGAATTACTTTGAGGTGTTCGGCGGTAAGGACGAGGCCAGCTATACGCTGATCCAAGGCCGCACGCTGGCGGGTGTGCTGCTGGACGAGGTTGTATTGATGCCGCGTTCGTTTGTGGAACAGGCGCTTGCACGATGTTCTGTGGACGGTGCGAAGCTGTGGTTCTCTTGTAACCCCGGCAGTCCGCATCACTGGTTCTATCAGGAGTGGATTAAGCGACACCGCGAACGGAACACGCTATATCTGCACTTCGAGATGAAGGACAACCCCGGCCTGAGCGAGAAAACGCTTGCGCGCTATGAAAACATGTATGCTGGCATTTTCTATGACCGGTATGTGCGCGGCCTTTGGGTAGCGGCGGAAGGCGTTGTCTACAAAGACTTTGCCAACAACACTGAAAAGTATTTGATTGACGATCCCTTGAAATGGGCGGAAGAACAGGAAACGAAATTCTCCGTTATTTCCATTGGCGTTGACTTCGGCGGGACGAAATCCGCGACAAAGTTTCAGGCGACCGGGATTACAAAAGATTATCGTGTGGTCGCGCTGGAAGAGGAGTACATCAAGAACGAAGAGGTTGACCCTGACGCATTGAATAGGCGCTTTGCTACGTTTACTCAAATGGTTACGGCAAAGTACGGATATAGCCAAACGCGAGCAGATAGCGCGGAAACGGTGCTGATTCGAGGGTTGGATCATACCGCGCAGAAGATGCACCTTGGGACGCAGGTCAAAAACGCAATGAAACTGCAAATCACAGATAGAATCAGGCTGGTAGTGCTGCTGATGAAGCAGGGGCGTTTTAAGGTTTCGCGCAACTGCCCCCATCTGATCGATGCGCTGCAAACTGCGATTTATGATCCTGATAAGTTTGAGGACGAGCGCCTTGACGATGGAACGTCCGATATTGACAGCCTTGACGCATTTGAGTACAGCATTGAGCCTTATTACAAAGACCTGGAACGCGCCGGGCATACGATAGGACGGTGAAAGAGTGAATATTCGCAGAGCATTAAAGGATCTTGGGTTTGATACGGTTGGCAGCAAATTTTATTCGTTGATCGATGTATGGAAATCATGGTATGACGGCGATGTAAAAGACTTCCACAGTTATACGGTGTGGAATGGCATCGAAGAACTGGAATGCCATAGATATTCCGTCAACATGGGCAAGAAAGTCTGCGAGGATTGGGCAAACCTGCTGATGAATGAGCGGGTGAATATCACGCTTGAGGGAAAGAAGGAGCAGGAATTTGTAGATGCGATTCTTGCTGATAATAATTGGGAAGTCAAAGCCAATGAATTGCAGGAGCGGAAATCCGCTGTTGGTACAGTTGCTTATGTTCCAATCATGGAGGATATGGGCGTTGACCCTGATACAGCAGAGATCGCTAACCCCGGAAGAATTCATATCAACTATGTAACCGCTGCAAACATCTACCCGCTGACGTGGGACAATGGCATTATTCGTGAGTGCGCTTTCGCGTGGACAAAACGAGTTGATGATACGGAATACACCTACATTCAGGTGCATCGGCTGAGCGACGGCGAATACGACATTGAAAACCACCTGTACGATGCGGAGGAAGTTTCATTAACCAGCGTGAGAGGATTTGAAGCAATTCCACCTGTTGTCCACACAGGAAGCGCCAAGCCGCAGTTTGTCATCGACCGCCTGAACATTGCGAACTCTGATGAAGATAACCCTATGGGCGTTGCAGTGTTCGCTTCCGCCATCGACCAGCTCAAAAGCGTTGATATTACATACGATAGTTATGTGAATGAGTTTGTGCTGGGAAAAAAGCGCATTGTGGTACAGCCAGAAGCAACCAAGGACATCAACGGTAGGCCAGTCTTTGATAAGCGCGAAACGGTTTACTACGTTCTACCGGAAGATCGCGCATCTGATGGAAACATTTTGCAGCAGGTCGATATGACGCTGCGCACAGCAGAGTTTAACACCGGTATGCAAGATATGCTCAATGTATTGTCGAGCAAATGCGGCTTTGGCGAGAATCATTACAAATTCGACCAGACGAGCATTGCCACGGCGACGCAGGTTATCAGCGAAAACAGCACTATGTTTCGCACGATCAAGAAGCATGAAATTATCCTCGAGCAAGCGATCACGGAGCTGTGCCGCATTCTGCTTCGCATGGGCAATCGATACATGGACGCAGGACTTGATGAGGGAGTGGAAATCTCCATCGACTTTGATGACAGCATCATTGAGGACAAGCAAACCGATTTTTCCCGTGATATGCAGCTCTTGCAGGCGGGCATTATGAACGATTGGGAGTTCCGCATGAAGTGGATGAATGAAGACGAAGTAACCGCAAAGGCGGCACTCCCGAAGATGCAGGAAATGACGACCGAGGAAGAAACGGAGGTAGAGTGATGGGATTTGGAGAAAATAATGGAACTTTTGGGGTTGTGAAAGATGAGCCGGTATCCGTTTACCCCGGAATTACTTGACGCACTGCCGGAAGAACTGGCAGAACTGTTCCGGGCGATTGAAATAACACTGCTGGAAGAAATCTGCTCTCGGCTGAAAGCCGCGTATGAGCTGAACGAGGTAACGGTGCAGGATATTCAAGCGCTGAGATCGCACGGCATTGACCTTAAAAACATCGAAGAAGCTATTAGCAAAACAGCAGGGGTTAGCAAACAAAAGCTAAATAGTTTGCTTAATGACGTTGTAGAGCGCAACCAGAAGTATTACACCGAAGTCATCGACCTTGCGCATGTAACGCAGCCAGAAACGCTTGTAGACGCGGCTACAGTGGATGCAATTAAGCGGCAGACCCATGATACATTCCGCAATTTAACGGCTTCTATGGGTTTCCTTGTGGGCAACACGATGTTAAAGCCCGCGCGCGCTTATCAGTGGGCTTTGGATAACGCAGAAATGCAGATTCAGAGCGGTGCCATCAACTACAATCAGGCCATCAAGATAGCAGTAAAGCAGCTTGCAGACAGCGGCTTGAAGGTCGTTGACTATGAGAGCGGGCATCGAGATCAGATCGATGTGGCGGCGCGCAGGGCGGTAATGACGGGCGTTTCGCAAATATGCGCAAAGTACACAGAGCAATCGGCAGAATATCTTGAGACGCCATATTTTGAGGTTTCCGCCCATTCCGGCGCGCGTGATAAGCCGGGACCGTCACCGTGGTCAAGCCATAAGGATTGGCAAGGCAAGGTTTACAGTATTCGCGCAGGGGACATCTACCCGAACATATACGAAGTATGCGGACTCGGCGTTGTCGATGGGCTGGAAGGAGCCAACTGCCGCCACCGCCGCAACGTTTGGGTTGAGGGCGTAAGCGAACGCACATATACAGATGAGCAGCTTGAGCATATTGATGATGATCTCGGATGCGAGTTTGATGGAAAAAAATACACCGCATACGAAGCGACACAGATGCAACGGCGTGTTGAACGCGAGGCACGCAAACTAAAGCGCGAAAAAGCTGCTTACAAGGCCGCAGGATTGCATGAAGATGAGACTGCGGTAAACATAAGGCTGCGGAGGTTAAACGCGAAATACAAGGCGTTCAGCGCGGCGGCAGGGTTGCCGGAGCAGCGGGAGAGAATGAAGGTGCTGTATTGAACTGGGAAGAAGTAAGAAAAGCAACCGACGCGATTCTAAAACGAGGTAACGATGTGGAAATTCGCCGCAAAGGTGACGGGTACATTGTCTTAGAGGTCAAGAAAACAATCAAATACACAGCTTCCGCGTAATTGGACGCGGGGAAGGGCAATAGGAGCCAACTTGTAAGGAACGCTTACAGGTTGGCTCTTTTTCTTTCAGGAGGGAATGCATGGCTAACAGCAAAGTCACCATTTTAGGCACAGATTACGAAATTGTCGTTAAAAAGTACAGCGACGATGAGGCATTTGAGCGCAGGAGCATTGACGGATATTGCGACCACCTTTTGAAGCAAATCGTAATTTGCGACATGACAACCTATAAGGGGTGGGAAAACGAGCCAGTAGAAACGGCAAAAGAAGCTCAAAAGCAAACGCTACGGCATGAAATTGTACACGCATTTTTCAGCGAAAGCGGCCTTTCGGATAGCGGGCTTTCTTTTGAAGGGGCATGGTGCAAAAACGAGGAGCTTGTCGACTGGATCGCATGGCAAGGGCCGAAAATCCACAAAGCGTAGGAAATGGCAAACGCAATTTAAAACAGGTAAAACCCGCGAAGCATAGCGGTTTTTATACAACGTTCGCCCCCGAAGAATTGGGGCCAAGGAAAAGGAGAACGAAAAACATGGCGAAATTTACGAGAGCGGAAATCAGAAATATTCTCGGCGAGGCTTGCACCGAAGAGATCGAAAATCGCTTGGTTGCGCTGCATTTGGGCGTAGTCGACCCCCTCAAGGACGATCTCACAAAGTACAAGGCCGACGCGGAGAAACTGCCCGGTGTCCAAAAGGAATTGGACGACCTTAAGGCGGCGGGTGACGGCGGTTACAAGGAGAAGTACGAGAAAGAACGCTCGGCCTTTGAAGCCTTTAAGACCGACATCACGGCAAAGGAGAGCAAGGCGGCAAAAGAAAAGGCCGTGCGCGCTTACTTTGAGAGCAAAAACATCACCGGCGCGAATCTCGACCTTGCTATGCGCGGCTGCGGCGAGGAAATGGCCGCATTGGAGCTGGACGGCGAGAAGATCAAGGACACCAAGAGCCTTGATGCGCTCGTAGACGGTACTTACAAGGGTCTTGTCTCCAAGCAGACCGTTCGCTTCGACACTGGCGCGCGCTTTAACGGCGGCGGGAAACCGATGACAAAGGACGAGATCATGCAAATCACTGACAGAGCGGAGCGGCGCGCTGCAATCGCCGCAAATATGGATTTGTTTAGAAAGGAAGAATAAAAATGGCTGCTGATCCTAAGCTCATTAAGAAAGCTGACCTCGCGCGTGTGCGCGAAATTGAATTTACCGAAATGTTCGGCTATTCCATCAAGAAACTGATGGAGGCGCTCGGTGTGACCCGAAAGATCGCAAAGCAGGCTGGAACTGTGCTCAAGAGCTATAAGGCGACCGGCACGCTCGAGAGTGGCGTTGTGGCCGAGGGTGACACCATCCCTCTTTCCCACTACAAGACCGAGGCTGTGAACTACAAGGAGATCACGCTCAAGAAGTGGCGCAAAGCCACCTCTGCTGAAGCAATCACCGACCGTGGCTACGATCAGGCGGTGGAAATGACCACCGACGAAATGCTCAAGGATGTGCAAAAGGGCATCCGCAAGAGCTTCTTTGACTTCCTCTCGACCGGCACCGGCGCAGTGAGCGGTAAGAACTTCCAGACTGTTCTTGCGCAGGCTTGGGGCAATCTGCAGGTCCTTTTTGAGGACGACGAGATCGGCGCGGTCTACTTCATGAATCCGCTGGACGTTGCGGATTACCTGTCTACGGCAAACATTACCGTGCAGACCGCATTCGGCATGAGCTACGTCGAGAACTTTCTCGGTCTCGGCACGCTTATCATGAACGCCAGCGTCCCCAAGGGTAAGATTTACGCCACGGCAAAGGACAACATTGTTCTTTACTACATTCCCGTCAACGGTGCGGATCTGCAGGAGGTCTTCACCTTTACCACCGACGCGACCGGCTACATCGGCATCCATGAGGAGCCTGATTACACCAACATGACCGCATCGGACACCGTCATTAACGGCATGGAGCTGTTTGCCGAGCGCATTGACGGCGTGGTCGTTGGCACCATCGACACCGGCACGCTCGGCTCTTTGACGGTCACCTCTGCCGCAGGCTCCAAGAGCGGCGATACCAAGCTGACCGTGTCTCCGGCAAAGACCGCTGCGGGCAACAAGTATAAGTACACGTCCGGCTCTTCTGCTGCGACCGTTGCTTACGGCGATAACGTCGCCGGTTGGAACGATTGGGACGGCAAGAACGACTTGACCATTGCGACCGGACAGACCGTGACCGTGGTCGAGTGTGATGGCAACTACCACGCGCTCAAGAGCGGCAGCGCGAGCGTGACCGCAAAGTAATAAGGGGGCGGCGCTGATAGCTTACGCAGATTTTGAATACTACTCCGGCACTTACATGGGCGCTGTGAATGGAAATGACTTCCCGCGTCTTGTTGTCCGCGCCAGCTCCTTCCTCGATTACTACACGCGCAACAAAGCTAAAGACCACGCTGATCTTGATGCGGTAAAGATGTGCTGCTGTGCGCTGGTGGACAAGTATGCGGTCATCGAGGCGGCGCAGGCGCTTGCCGTGAAAAACCTTGCAAACGCCGCGGCAAATGACGTAGAAGTCAAAAGCGAAACGGTAGGCAGCTATTCCAGAACGCTTGCAACGGGCGGGGAATCCGCCCTGTCTGCGCTCAGTGCGACGGACGGTGCGAAGAAACTGCTTGCGGAAACGTGCATGGAATACCTTGCCCATACCGGTCTGCTGTATCGCGGAGGTAATTGTAGATGTACGCTCCCCACACTGTAACGATTTACAACATCGTGCAGGAGATCGACCCGACAACGCTTGATGAGGTAGAGAAAGTTTATACCACAATCCTGCGCGGCGTGATGCTGCAAGCGTCGAAGGGCGTAAATGTGCGCGAAAGCGGCCTTGAAAGTGCGGACGCTGTGAATCTGTATATCCCGTTCGCCGTGGAAGCGGTGGACGGGGTAACAGGAAAGCCGAAAACTTACATCGGCCCGCAATCGTTTTTCAAAGCGGCGGATAAATCCGACCTGTGGACGCTCTCATACAAGGGAAACGGTGGCATGACGTGCTTTGTAAAGGGCGAATTCGTTTCGGACGACATGACCGTCGTATTGAGCCATGACGATTGCTACAACGTGACGAAAGTTGACACGATGGACTACGGCAGCCTCGATATGCAGCACTGGGAAGTTGGAGGTGCGTAATGGGCATCAAGGTTTCCGTGCATACCGATGGAATGGACGCTGTAAGGGCTGCCATTGCAAAGGCTTGTACGCGCGCAGAGCACGTTTTAGCCGAGCAGATGGAAAAGGATACTCAGCCATTTGTACCGGCGCTCACAGGCTCGCTTACACAGCGCACACGAGTGGTTGACAACACGGTTATCTATTTCGGACCGTATGCACGATTTTTGTACTACGGCAAAGTGATGGTTGACCCCAACACTGGCAGCACATACGCGCCAAAAGGCGGCACAAAGGTTGTCACAGATAGAGACTTGGTATTTAACCAGATAATGCACCCGCAAGCTCAAGCCCATTGGGGCGAAGCATCGAAAGCACAGAACCTTGGCAAGTGGGCGCGCGTAGCAGAAAAGGCGGTGAAAAAGTATGGAACAGACTAAAAAGACGGTATCGGCAGCGGAAGAAGATCAGGTGTCCCGAAAGCTGCTTGCTTGGTTAAACACGTTCCCTGACAAGCCGGTTGATTTGATTCGGTTCGAATTTCTTCCCGCCGATACTGCGGCGATGGCGCTGTCCACAATTCAGGCGGCGTACATTGTCAAAAAATACATTCTCGGCGGGTATCAGGCGGAATACCAATTCAAAGCCATCTACCGCATGAAGCCGGGGAACAGCAATGATAAACGGCTCAAAGCTGACGAGCTGCTTAACGCCTTGGGCGATTGGGCAACAAGCGAAACGCCGCCTGACATTGGCGACGGTCGCCGCGTCATTCGCATTGAGCCGACAACGCGATCCTCTCTTTTTGCCGTGTATGAAAACGGTGACGAGGATCACCAAATCCTTATGAAAATGAACTACGAGGTGATTAAAAATGGCTGATACGACCTTTAACACCACGGCGGGGCAGACCGTAGACCGCGAACTTCTGATCGCGTATCTCAATACGGGAGAAACCGGAACCCCCACGTGGTCTCCCCTCGGTACGCGCGTTACGGATTCCAGCATGGAATATGACTGGCAGGAGGATTCCTCGAAGGATATTCTCGGCACGACGCGCACGACCATGAAGAAACCCATCATCACGCAGACCTTTGACCCGTCTGATCTGGACGCTGGGGATCCCGCCATCGTCAAGGTTTGGAATCTCGCGGTCAAGGAGCAGAACGCGGCGGCGCTGGCAAATCAGGACGTGCTGATTGTCCACGCTTATGCAGGCACGGCAAAGACCGCAGTATTTGCGGAGCGCTATTCGTCCTGCATGGTCAAGCCCTCTTCCCTCGGCGGCGAGGGCGGCGGCTTTATCGGTATGCCTATCGACGTGACGCTTGGCGGCACGCGCACGGTCGGCAGTGCCGCTATCTCTGGCAATACGGTCACTTTTACCGAGGGCGAATAAACCATAGAGGGCTGGCATCTGTCAGCCCTCATTTTGGAGGAATATATGGAACTGAGTTTTGATTCTGGTGTAAAGGAATATACCATTCGCGGCGTGAACGGCATTGTGACGGTGTACTTCAACCCTGCGGATGTCAACTTCGCAAAGAAAGCATACAAAACGTTTGATGATCTTCGCAAGAAACAGGAGACCCGCGCAAAGACGCTTGAAAAGGATATCCCCGATGATGAGCTTTTCGACATGGTGGAAACCTTGGACAAGGAAATGCGCGGCATCATCAATGACCTGTTTGAACAGGATATTGCAGATACACTGTTCGGCAGCATCAATGCCTATTCCGCTGCCAATGGCGCGCCCGTGTGGCAGAACCTTATGACCGCCATCATTGAGCAGTTTGATGAGGCAGTAAAGCGCGAACAGGCGCTTGCCGATGAGAAAATCCGCAAGTATACGCAGAAATACCGTAAATGATGTACGATCTTCCGACATCGCTGAGCGTCTGCGGCGTTGACTATGAAATTCGCTCGGACTATCGCGCGGCACTGGACGTGCTGGCGGTATTTGCTGCGACCGATCTGACCAACGAGCAGAAAGTGATTGCGGCGCTGGATATCTTTTATCCGGGCTTTTTAAAAATGCCGGATGAGCACATTCCAGAAGCCGTGAAGCAGATGACATGGTTTCTCGACTGCGGTGACGAGGGCGATAATCGCAAGCGGCCTAAGTTAATGGACTGGGAGCAAGACTTTCAATACATCGTGGCCCCCATCAATCGTGTTGTAGGACAAGAGATACGCGCAATGTCTTATTTTCACTGGTGGTCTTTTATTTCGGCGTACTACGAGCTGGGAGATTGTTTGTTTGCAAACATCGTTCGAATTCGCAACCTGAAAGCAAAAGGAAAAACGCTCGACAAGTCGGATCGAGAATTTTACCGAGAAAACAGGCGGCTTGTAGATCTAAAGAAGCCGATGACAGAAGAAGAAAACGACACAATCAATGCGTGGTTGGGCAAAAAAACGCCCGACGCAAAATAGCATCGGGCGAAGATGGTTACTTATTTGCAATGAATTCAATTTCGTTTCCAGACCAAAAGTCGGGAGTAAAGCGGATTTCAATTTCTTCCCAGTCTTTGGAGACTTCATATCCGACAACACCGGTCATTTTCTTGCCGGCAGCAACGGCTCCATCTAACTGGGGTTTATCGGTTGCGATGGTGGCCGAAATGCTCAGATTTGTCGAGTAGTCATCAACATAGGCGTTGAACGATGCGATAGAGCTAACGGCAATATCTTTATCAGACTGGTTATCAATGGAGAATTCGCAAAGCAAAAACACATTGCCATCATCAGGGGTGTTGAACGGCGACCCATTGCTTTCGGTGCAGGAATCAAACTTTACACTGATTCCGTTTAGCTCGGCGGTTTCTCCAACGCTAAACGTTTGTTTCCCCACGCCAGAATCATCGCCCATGTCGTTTAATGCGGCGGCAATCATGCAAATGCCGAAAATAGCAATGATAATCCCCAATACGGGGTGGCGCTTTTTCTGCTTTGCTCCACACTGCGGGCAAGTGGTAGCGGATTTTGCGATAGATGCCCCGCATACCTTGCAAGTAGTCATCTTATCCATTTTTCATTCCTCCTTGCCATTATTTATGGCTTCTTGGATGATATCACGCAAAAAACCAAAAAGCAAGAAGGTGATATTATGGCTGACGGCGAAGTCGTATTTGAAGCGACTATTAGCGACAAAAAACTCCATCAGGAGTTGAACAAAATAAAAAGCAATATCGAATCCTTACAAAAGGAGTTCAACCGGCTCGGCGACCAGAAAACGCCAATGGAAGACCGGCTGCGTAACATCGGCGCAGAGCTGGATGCGGCAAAACAGGTGCTTGCCGATATGCGCACGGCGCCAAAAGGCACGTATGAGAAAATCGACGTGTCCGAGCAGGCCGAGCGCGTTCGAATGCTGCAAAGCGAATTTAACAAAATTGCAAATAGCATTGATAAGCTCAACGAAAAGCTCAACAAAACCGGCGATAAGATTTCCGACGCGAAAACGCAGGCAGTCGAGCTAACACAGCAGATCGAGGGCAGATCCAAAGGCGCAGGGCTGCGCAATGCAACCGAAGCGGCGGCAGATTCCATGAAAGTATTTGGGCAGCGTTTAAAATCTGTTATCCGCAGTGCACTTGTTTTTACGGTTATTACCCAAGCATTAACAAAAGTTCGCGACTGGGTAAAAAACGTCGTAATGGTAAACTCCGAGGCAAGAGAATCCATTGCGCAGCTTAAAGGAGCGCTTTTGACGCTGGCACAGCCTCTTGTAAGTGTAATCGTACCCGCCTTTACGCTGCTTGTAAAAGTTATCACGGCGGTAGTCTCGCAGATCACGCGTCTTGTGGCGCTTATCTCCGGCAAGAGCGTCAAGGCAACTGCTAACTCGGCAAAGGCGCTGAACAAAGAAACCAGTGCTTTAAAGGGAACGGGCAGTGCCGCGAAGAAAGCGGCAAGTCAGCTTGCGGCGTTTGATGAGATCAACCAGATTTCCACCGATACCGCAAACGATACGGGCGGCGGGGCATCCGCCGACGCAATCACCCCGGACTTCAGTTACATGGATGACATCAGCGACCGCTTAAAGAAAATCGCTGATGCAGTTATGCTCATTGCGGCAGGCTTAGCGCTGTGGAAAATCAGTAGCAGCTTGCCGGGGGTGCTTGGCACTATTCTGCAAAAGCTTGGCGGTATCCTCATCGCTGTTGGAGGTTTGATTCTTCTGTGGGACGGCTTATCCGACGCATGGAATAACGGCGTTAACTGGGGGAATCTGCTCGAAATGCTTGCAGGAACAGCGGCGCTTGCAGGGGGGCTTGCAATCGCATTCGGCAAAGTCGGTGCGGGTATTGGCCTTGTAGTAGCTGGCGCAGCAATGATTATCACAGCGTTCAAGGACATTTGTGATAACGGTGCGAATCTTCAAAATACGCTGCTACTGATCTCGGGCATTGTGGCAACGGGGCTGGGGTTTTTCTTTTTGACCGGTAGTGTCATCCCGCTTGTGATTGCGGGAATTGCTACGGTAGTTACCGCGGTGCTTGCGCTGACTGGCAATCTGACCGAGTTTGCGAGAAACCTTAAAGATAACATCCTTGGTGGCATTATCCAGTTTATCAAGGGCGTGTTTACTGGCGACTGGAATTCTGCATGGGATGGTGTCAAAAAGGTATTTAAAGGCATCTGGAACAGCATCGTCATTATTGCTGAGAGCGCGGTGAACGCCATTATCAAGGGATTGAATTGGCTTATCAGCAAGATCAACACGATTAAGTTTACCGTCCCGAGCTGGGTTCCGGGTGTTGGCGGTAAAAGCATCGGCGGGCATCTTTCCTCGCTTTCCGAAGTACATCTTCCGTGTCTGGCAACCGGCGCAGTCATTCCCCCTAACAAGGAATTTCTCGCCGTACTGGGCGACCAGAAGAGCGGAACGAACATCGAAACACCACTTGCAACGATGGTCGACGCATTTAAGCAGGCTATGTCGGAATCTGGCAGCGGTACGACTACGGTTGTTATCCAGCTTGACGGTAAGGAGATTGCACGCAGCACCGTGAAGAACATCAACAACATGACACGCGCGGCGGGTAAGCCCGTGCTGCTGTACTAAGGAGGAATAACATGGAAGTCCTTATTATCAACGGCACGGACTACTCGTCCGCAATCGCAACAAAGGGCTACGGGTGGAGCAGAAACGACCTCGACAGCGATAAAACCACCCGCACCAAAGACGGCACGATGCGGCGAGACAAGATCACCACCAAGCGGAAACTAAGGTATACAACGCGCTCCGTCAAGCGTGATGTGCTGGCAAAACTCGATGACGATCTCAATAAGGCAACGTGCACGGTCAAGTATCTTGACTTGCATGGCGTCAGAACAAGCACGTTTTACTGCTCGTCGATGGAATGCACGCTTGAAGAAGCGGCGGACGACAATGAGGTGTGGGGCGGCGCGACGTTTAACTTGACCGAGGTGTGACATGGGGCAGATGACAAGTGCGCTGTGGCGCGAGCTGCTCCACAAGCCCGGCACAGAACGAGAGTACAAATTTGACGTTGCTGGCACGGAATATGGCAAAGACGCGGAGGTTTCCCATTCTGTCGAATCGCAGTTGTTTGAAGAATTCGGCATCGGGAACGCCTGCTGCGCAACATTAAAACTGGCACTGTATGCGGACAACGTACCGCGCGCCGCGACGATCAAGCGTTATCTCAGGCTTGTTAATGGCAGTCAGGCGACAGACTGGATTCCCAAAGGCGTGTTTTTTACCAACCGCCGTTCCTGCGATGGGGATTATTGGGAACTCGAAGCATACGACGCTATGAGAAAGGCTGACGTTGTGTGGGAGCCAGACCAGTCGCTTAACTTCCCGATGACTATGCCTGACGCTGTAAACATCTTTTGCCAGTTGATGAGCGTGGAGCTTGACAGCCGAACAGTGCTCAACAGCTCATATACCATCGACTATCCTGCAAACGACTACACTATCCGCAATGAGCTATGTTTTATCGCAGCGGCGCACGGCGGCAACTGGATTATGACTGATGCAGGGGGACTGTTGCTTATTCCGTTGTTGTCCATGCCGGCTGAGACGAACTATCTTATTACAGAAGCGGGCAACGCTATTACATTTGGAGGGGTGAGGATTCTTGTCTGATAAATATTACATCGGCGGAGACGTTACAAGCTTTGCCGATAATGGCAAGTACAAGCCTATCTCCCGCGTGACGCTGCTTGCGGATGACGAGAACAGTTTGACGGCTGGCGATGATACCGGAATGGAGGTCGTTGCAAGTTGCCCTCACGCCACACAACCAATGGTAAGTGCCTTATTGCAAGCCATGAAAGGCTACCAGTATCAGGCATACGAAGCAGGCGCGGCAAACATCGATCCAGCGGCAGAGCTGGGCGACGGCGTGACGGTTGGTGGCATTTATTCGCCGCTGTCTAAACTCTCTGATGATGGGCGCGGATACGCGGGTATTTCTTCCCCCGGAAAAGCAGAGATGGAAGACGAATACCCGGCTGAGGGGTACATCACACAGGAATTCAACCGCAAGATTGCCGAAACACGCTCGCTCATCACCAAGACCAGCGAGGAGATTATGCTCAAGGTCGAGGGCATCGATGGCAAGTACACCGAGGTCAAAACCACGCTGGACGGCCTGACGGTGACGGACGCAAGCGGCACGACCAAAATCAACGGAAACAGCATCAAGACGGACAATCTTTACGTTGCTGCGGCAAATATCACGGGCACGCTGACGGCTGACCAAATTCAGACCGGTAGCATCCGCGTCGGTGATCTCAAGGACGGCTCGAATTATGCGACGAAGACTTATGTCGACAACAACGCGGGCCTGAGCGCAAGCGAGGTCGACAGCGCCATTGAGACATACATCGACGAGACTTCTATTACGGCGGAAAAGCTGCGAGGCCGCATAGTCGAACTTTTGGCAAGCAGCAATCAATCCATCGGCTCTATCGAGCTTGCTTACACGACGACCGGCTACGGTATTGCCATCAACACGACGTATGGCGGTATTCAGCTTAACTCTGGAGGCAAGATTTATCTTTCTGCCTACGACGGCGCATTCATTACGCTGAGCGATGTTGTATCTTTGGGCGGTGGACCGTTGCTGATCGGCTCGAAGATGTACGGCTCAAGTCTTCCCAGCAATCCCCAGTACGGGCAACTGTTTTTCCTCTTGCAGTGAGGTGACACATGGCACGATTTTACTGCACGCTCTCACCTGTGGATGGAGACGGAACGAAGCTCGAAGTCTACGCCAAATTCACGGGAGGCGCAGATGATTACAGCTATAAGCGCTCTATTGACGTGCGCGTCATCGGCGTTGGAACATTTGAGTTTACGTCAGCGGAGACGGGAGGCGGCACGAGCACATTTTCCGGCTATATCACGGGACTTTCTCCGGGCACAGAATATGAGTGGGTCTGCAACCTCTACTACTGGAACGGCGATTGGACAGTCTCCGATTACAGCGACGAGGGCACAGCCACAACGTATAGCGACAGCTCAAGCACTGCCGTATACATCAACAATCAAGCATACACCCCATACATTTACACCAACGGTTGGGGCGCATACGACGCATATGTCTATACCGGCAGTTGGAACGTATCAGGATAGGAGTGATAATGATGGACAAAAACAAACTGCGGGAGCAGATCAACAGCGCATATGCCATGATTACCGGCATCTATGTTAAGGGCAGCGAGGCTAAGCGCATGGCAATGGCGATGCAGAACCTCGAAAATGCCTTTGCCGAGTTGGACAAGCCGGACGAGCCGCCCGCCAAAGAGGGCAAGACGAATCCCGAGAAGGAAAGCGAGGTAACTGATGGCTGATAAAGCAATTTCCGACCTCACACAAGCGTTACAGATTACCAACGAAGACCTTTTTGTTTTGCAGCAAAGCGGCACAGCGAAAAAGCTGAAAGGTGCAACGCTGCTGGACTTCGTCACGCTAAGTGTCGTATCGGTCACGGTGACAACGCTGCCCGCGGGAAGCTCGGCAACGGCGACTTACGACAAGTCGACTGGTACGCTGGCACTTGGCATTCCGCAGGGCAGCAAAGGTGACACCGGCGCGACAGGTGCGACTGGCCCTACAAACGTGCTGACCATTGGCTCGGTCACGTCCGGCAAGGTGGCGAGCGCGACCATTACCGGAGAAGCCCCGAATCAGGTGCTCAACCTTGTGCTGGAAAAGGGTGAACAGGGTGAACAGGGTAAGCAGGGTATTCAGGGTGAACAGGGTAAGCAGGGTATTCAGGGTGAAACTGGTCCACAAGGCAATCCCGGCGCAGATGCTCCCACGATTACCGGCATCACCATCCGGCAGAGCGACTATCACCTTATCGTGACACTGTCGAACGGCACGAGCTACGACGCGGGTTATTGCCGAGGCGCTTCCGGTGCTGGTACTGGTGACATGCTGGCGTCTGTGTATGACCCTAACAACAAGCATCAGGACATCTTTGCATATGTTGACAATGCTATCAAGGACGTCAAGGTAACTACCGACGCAACGCCTACGCAGGGCAGCACAAATCCCGTGCAGTCTGGCGGCGTGTATTCGGCCCTTAACAATAAGCTGGACAAGACCGGCGACGGCAGCAACGTCACGGCAGCGTTCACGGCGGCGGAGACGCGTACCAACATCGCAACCGGCGAGAAGCTGTCGGTACTGCTTGGTAAGATTGCCAAGTGGTTAGGCGACCTCAAAGCTCTTGCATTCAAGGACAAAGTTGCTAAGACTGACCTTGCAGACGACGTGCAGACAAGTTTGGGCAAGGCTGACAGCGCATTGCAGAGTGCGCCGGTCACGAGTGTCAACAGCAAGACAGGCGCGGTGAGCCTTGTAAAGGGAGATGTAGGTCTCGGCAACGTGGACAACGTCAAGCAGTACAGCGCGAGCAATCCGCCGCCGTATCCTGTCACGTCGGTCAATGGTAAGACGGGCGCGGTCACGATCAGTGTTCCGACTGTCCCCTCTACCACCAAGCTCATCAAGGGCAATGGCTCGGGCGGGCTGGTGGCGGCGACGCCTGAGACGGACTACGCCTCGCCCGTGTTCATGCGCAAGGTGACGCTGACGGTGGCGGGCTGGAATTCCGGCACTAAGCAGCAGAGCGCGACCGTGACGGGCATTCTCGCCGACACGACGAAGCAGTGCATCTATCCCGCGCCGGTCGACACGAGCTATGACAGCGTGTGGAACAGCTGTGGTGTGCTATGCGTGGCGCAGGCTGCAAATTCGCTGACGTTCCAGTGCAGCGAAGTCCCGACGAGCGCCATCGAGGTCTATGTGACGGTCATCACACTGAGCTATAAGGGGTGAGCGGGATGATTTTTAACAGGCCGAGACGGCGGCAGAAGAAGCGACTGACGTGGTATTTCAACGAAAACATTTACGGAGCAATCGGCGGGAGAAGGGAAACACGCCTTTATGTTAAATTTAATGCGGGCAGAACCAGCTACACAATGTTATATGTCCAAGCGACCGGAACATCAAGCACATCCAGAGTAGCGATGATACATTATGGTACCTCCACAACCAAGTACGACATAGCGTACCTCAACAGCAGATGGAACAGGGATATCTACCGCACCATCACCTTCGAAGAAGAACCAACCGGAACCCTCTTGACGTGGCTGCAAGCCAACGCTACGCCGCTATGAGAAAGGAGCAACACATGAACAACATCCGAAAAGCCCTCAGATATATATATATATATATATTCTGACTCACTGGAATGCGGGGTGGGCGTATGATCGTCAACCCCGTGAGGTATGGAGGAGGAAGCGCGCCAAAGCAAGTGTCAGTAAGCGGATTCGGATATGTTACTGCCTGCTGGTACATGCAAAATGGGAAATGTGTAACGAACAACGGTACAAGCGGCCCAATTTTGGTAGATGCTGGGACCATCTTCGCGTTGCAAGTATCGAGCGAAAAGTATCCAACCAACGCAATAAGGCTAAGTTACTCCAAGAACTTGCAGGTTTTACGAGCAGTCGACGCCTGACTCCTAAGGAGGTGGCGGCATGATTGTAAATCCGACCACCTTCAAAAGCGGCGGAGAAAAGAACGAATACCAAGTGGAACTGAGCGGGGACAACTTCCGAGTAACCATTGACGGGACAACGTATACCAGCGCACAAACAATTACAGTCCCGGCAGGAACGTGGTGTGACACAAAATATCCGAAAACCATGAACGAGAATGCAACGGTTTCATTTAATGGGAAGACTCCGTTGTTTGAACATGCAACGTCCGCAAACAGTTACACGTTACATTACAAATTCCCTGTATTTCGGGATTGCAAAATTGTCATGAAGAAACCGGCCGGTTACATGAATAAAGTCTTTATCGATATTACTACATCCTGATCTCATCACAAAGGAGGCCAACATGGCAGAATTTATCAAAGTTGGCGGGCAGGAGTATCCTGCGACGCTGATCTACAACTACAAAGACCGCAACTGGGACATGCGCGAGACGCAGACGGTGCATCTCACCATGCCTTACGCGCAGGCGGCGGCGCTGCTGCTCTCGGGAACGCCGTGGAGCAACGTCTTCCGCGAAACAAAGAACGTGCTGGATGCTGACCGCAATCCCACGGGCGAGACCGAGGAGGTCGTGACCGAAGAAGACATGAGCGCGTACAGTCTCGCGGGCGAGATCACGGACTACCGCGACGGCACGGTGTCTATCAAGATGGGCAAGCCCACGGAGACGGAGAACGCCGTCGGCGCGGTGGTCGCCCTCACGGGCGAGGTCGTGACCGTGGCGCGCGCCGCAGAGCTGCGACCGATGATCGAACAGGCTGCAAAGTCCTTTACGGACGCAGATGCAGCTAAGGCCGTTGAGCTGTTTCCCGCGTGGGCATATCCCGTCAGCTACGTTGTGGGCAACCGCGTAAGCGACGGCGGCAAGCTCTACAAGTGCCAGCAGGCGCACACCTCGCAGGAGGATTGGAAGCCGAGCGCAACGCCTGCGCTGTGGGTCGTGATCGACGTTGCCCACGCGGGCACGCAGGATGGCCCGATTCCCGCAGCGCGCGGCATGGAGTACGAGTACGGCAAGTACTACCTCGACAGCGAGGACGGCAAGACGTACAAGTGCGAGCGCACGGGCGAGGCCGCGGGCGGGAAGATCGTCTTGCAGTATCTTCCGCACGAATTGGTAGGGAACTATTTCACGGCGGTCTAAGGCCGCAGAAAGGGAGCGGGATATGGATAATGCAAAGCACTATGATGACGCGGCAATCGCGCTCATCGAAAGCCGCTGCAAGAGCAACACGCACAGAATCAACGAGCTGACCGAGCATCAGGTCGCGCTTGACCGGCTCGTGACGTCGGTCGAGGTGCTGGCCACGAAGCAAGAGACGGTCGAGGGCGACGTCAAGGAGATCAAGGAGGACGTCAAGACCATCACGGGCAAGGCGGGGAAGCGCTGGGACAGTCTGGTCGACAAGGCTCTTGCGGCGCTGGCGGGCGCGTTTATCGCGTGGCTGATCTCGGGAGGAATGGTATAATGGATGATTTTGCCGAGGTGACAGTTGCCATCATTGCGGGAGCTGCCTTGCTGCTTGGCGCGGCGGCAGCCATTAAGGGAATCCGCGCACTCTGGATGTGGTGCATGGCATGAAGAAGCTGAAAGAGCACTGGGGCAGGATGAAAAAGCGGGACAAGTACATATCCATCGCCATTTTCAGCCTGACGTGGTACACCGTCGCCTCGCTCACCATGACGGCGCTCGGCGTGCCGCCGCCCGACGTGCTGACGGAACGGTGGTTCAAGGCATGGACAACAGAGCTCGTTGTGGTGGCGGGCATCAAGATTTTCAGAAAGGACGAAACGACACTATGAATAACGATTTGCTGAAAAAGAGATTTGCGAACCTGTGCAGCGTGAAGAGCATTGTGACGATCGCCGCAACCGGCGCGGTGGTCTACGGCTTTGTCGTTGGCAAGATCACGGGCGAGCAGCTTATGCTGATCTACAGTTCGATCATCGCGTTCTACTTCGGCACGCAGAGCCAGAAGACGCAGGACGTCATCGACAAGGGGGCGTAAGGCATGGCGAGAGCAGAAGACATCCTTGCCATCGCACGCAAGGAGATCGGCACGGTGGAGCAGCCGGGCAACCGCCAGAAGTATGGCAAGGCCTACGGCGTGGACGGCGTGTACTGGTGCATGCAGTTTGTGTGGTGGTGCTTCCAGCAGTTGGATAAGCGGCTCTTTTACGGCGGCGGGAAGACCGCGAGCTGCGGCGAGCTGATGAACTATGCCAAGGCCCACGGGCAGTGGGTCACGTCCGGCTATCAGCCGGGCGACGTGCTCATCTATGACTTTCCCAACACGAAGGTCAAGACCGACCATACGGGCATCTGCGAGAGCGTAGACGGTCAATACGTGACCGCCATCGAGGGCAATACCTCCAACGGCAACACCGGCAGCCAGAGCAACGGCGACGGGGTATATCGCCGCAAGCGCAAGCTTTCGCTCGTGGTGGGCGCATATCGCCCGAAGTATGAGGCGAGCTATCGCGAAGTGCTCAAAAAGCGCGCGGGGCTGCTTGATCCGACGCTCGACTACCTCGCGGCGTATAAGTACGGCAATGACCTGATTCGCAAGCTCGCGACAATGAAATAAATGTGCCCGAATCGGGCACGGAAAGGAAAACGGGCGGGAGGCCTGCAATGTCTCCCCTCGCGTGAGCGCTCTGCAAGCCCCGGTGCACAGCATGGACAAGCAGCACCGAGCGATCCGCGCGCAATTATCCTCTATGGCCCCCAAGCGGGCCGTGGCGTATATCCTATCTTTTGAGCTGCCCGAGGACGAGGCGGCGTGCCTTATCGAATGCGACGTGCGGCGCAAGAGCTACGCGCAAGTGTGCGAGGCGCTGCACCTGTCACCGGAGGCGGTCAACCGCTGCCGCAGGCGGGCATATCAAAAAATAGCAGACGGACAAAGAGAGCACCGAGGTTAATCGGTGCTCTCTTTGTGTTCGTTTGGGTCAAACTGGATGACCGTCCATCCGTGCCACCGACAGTGATCGTATGACGCGCCATACAGCATCTTGGCCGTGCGCTTGGCCTCATACTTATCCTCTGGGTTAATGCCAAACAGCTCCACATGATCTCTGACAAATTTCGATAAGTTTTTGATCTCCCACTCACGAGCACCGTTTGATACTCGATACCATTTTGCGCGGATATTGGTCTCATATGGCCCTGTCAACGGGGATTCCAGCAGCGCCTTAACTCGAGCGGCTGGGGATTGCTGGGCCTCTGCCATAGCACAGCCGCAGGACGTAGTATGCCCGGTCATAAGATTCCTGCCCGATACGTCGGTCTCTTTGCCGCAATCACAACGGCACCGCCATATTGAGCTATTCGCGGTCGAAGAGTAGCGCACATAACACGTCACAGTCAACCGCCCAAAGCGTTGCCCAATCAGATCCTTTCGGTGATTTTCGCCCCTGGCATGGCCGCATGACGTACTGACGCCCCGGCGGAGATTGTCGGCAGTCACGACACGTTCCTTGCCGCAATCGCAGCGACAGAGCCATTTTGCCCGACCGTATTTATCCGGCTCCGCAGGCTCAAGCACAGTCCAGTGCCCAAAAGTCTGCCCTGTTAGGTCATACGTGCCCATTACAGCAGCTCCCTCACATCGGCGCCGAGAGCGTCGGCAAGCGCAAATAAGGTTTTTGCAGCCATATTGCCGGTTTCAATCTCGCCGGATTCAACTTTCTGGATCTGGCGGATATAGATGCCAGATTTTTTCGATAGCTCGGCTTGCGTCATGCCGCTTTTGAGACGGTAATACAGCAGCCACGTTGTCGTGGGGTAACCTTTGTAAATCTCATCGTCGCCCAACTTTTTGACGTCGGCAACCGGCATACAGCCGACGTTGCTGATCGTTCGTCCCTTTTGGATGCACCCTTCGATGCATTTGCGCCCGCGCGCGCAAGCGTCCTTGATGCTGTCGGCACAGATGATGGCCTTAACGCGGCCAAGGAAGATTTTTGCGTGCG